GCAACGGCGACAAGTGGCCGGAGCTCTCCAAGGCGGTCTTCGACGACATCTTCGCCGGCGATTACATCTCGATGTCGCTCTGGCTGGGCGAATCCGTGATGTTCAATTTCGCAAATTTTTCGAACGCTGCCTCGCTCGGGGATCTGATCGCAGGCATCAAGGCGAAGGCGGCAGCGTTGAGTGCATCCAGGTCGAAGTCCCCCGCGAGCTCGATTGGTATGTCTGGCGGGTCCTCAGTTCCGACCGCCTGACGGTCTCGCTCCACGAGCTCGAGACCCACTGGTCGCTCGAGGACCTCTTTGACGCCAATGTGGCGCTCGACCTTTGGGACGAGGTGGAGCGTCGCAAAGCGATCCGGCAAGCGCAGCGATAGGAGAGATCACGAGTGAGCGCGCTTCGCGAAATCTTGGCTCACTTCGGGTTCGAGGTCGACGACCACGAGCTCAAGGAGGCCGGCAACTCGATCGATCACATGATCGAGAAGTTCGCCCACTTCGCCGAAGCGGCCGCCGCGGCGTTCGCCGTCAAGGAGATCTTCGAATTCGCCCACGGGATGGCGGAGGCGGCGATCGAGGTCGAGCATTCCGCGCAGGCGTTCGGGATGTCGACGACCGAGATGCAGGAGTGGCAGCTCGCCGCCAAGATGAGCGGCGTCTCGACGGAGGCCCTCGACGCGGGCTTCCGGATCCTCGCCAAGAACGTCGGCAAGGGGGCGGGCCCTGGGGTACAGGCCCTCCAGCGACTCGGCGTCCAGGTCAAGGACGCATCGGGCCAGGTGCGGCCGCTCGCAGATCTGTTCGAGGACGCCGGCGGGGCGATTGGGACGATCGACAACGCCGGCAAGCGGGCCGCCATCGGGACCGAGGTTTTCGGCCGAGGGTTCACGAAGCTCCTGCCGCTCCTCTCGCGTGGCCAAGAGGGGATGGCGGAGCTCCGCAAGGAGCTCGCCAAGCTGGGGGGCGGGTTCGACGAAGCCTTCATCGAGAAGTCCAAAGAGGTCGAGGAAGAGAGCGCGCGGCTCTCGCAGGTATGGACCTCCCTCAAGGTCGTCGTGGCCTCGTATCTCTTGCCGGCGATCGTCTGGTTGGCCCAAAAGGCCACCGATCTGGTCGTCCCGCTGATCGAGCTCCTCAAGACCACCGAGGCCCTCAAGGCGGCGGCGGTCCTGCTGGGCGTCGCGGGGCTCGCGGCCCTCTCGGCCCTCATCGGCCCCCTGGGGGCGGCATTCGGGTTTTTGCTCACGGAGGTCTTGCCGCTCGTCGCGGCCTTCCTGCTGGTCGAAGACTTCCTGACGTTCCTCAGCGGCGGCGACTCCGAGATCGGGGATGCGCTCGACGCGATCTTCGGCAAGGGGGCGGCCGACAAGGTCCGGGCGTGGTTCAACGAGGTCATCGATGGCCTCAAGGACATCGGGGCCGACTGGGAGGACCTGAAGATCGGGGCCAAGATCCTCTGGAACATGTTCCTCAACGCAGGCCTCTACGCGGCCGCGTATCTGTCGGACGGATTCGACAAGCTCTGGAACGGGATCAAGAAAGCGGCCCTCTATGCGGCCGCCTACTTGAGCGACGCCTTCGACTCCGCCTGGGACACGATCGTCGATGCCGGCATGGAGGCCCTCGGGGTCATCGCCGCCCTGCCGGGCATGAGCAAACTGGCCGACTCCCTGAAGGAGATCGCGCATGGCAAGAAGGGCGGTCACGCGGTCGCGGACCTGGACGCCATGAAGAACGCCGGCCTCGGCCCCGAGGGCGGCGGGGCCGTCGAGGCCATCGACGCGATCGCCGATCAGGAGCGCCAGCAGTTCCTCAAAGAATACGATCGGGCCCACGGGGTCCGGACCGACAACGGGACCGGCTACGGGAGCGAGAACGCGACCGGCAGCCGAGTGCCGGACGTGACGGTCCACGTGACGGTCCCACCGGGGACCCCCGAGAGTGTCGTCCGCGACGCCGAGCGGGCCTCGAGGGCCGGCGCCCAAAAGGGCGCCCAGTCGGCGCGCTCCACCCATCTGGCGCTCAATCCCGGAAAGGCATGACGCATGGGACTCCCCTCGGTCGGCAAGGCCCTGAGCGGACTCCTGGCCAGCCCGGACCCGCAGCCGAAGCCGCGCGCGAACCTCAGCGGTCTCTCGATCTTCTGGCAGGACACCAGCGGGGCGACGGTCAGCGTTCGGTTCGACGCCGTGACGACCGAGACCTACGAGGCCATCATGCAGGTCACCGACCACCCGGTGGAGGTCGGGGCCAACGTGGTCGACAATGCGCGCGAGCTCCCATCAACGTTCGTCGTGGATGGCTACGTGTCCAACAAACAGTTGGGCTCCAACCCCGGCCAAGGGGGGGTGCTGGTCGAGCAGGTCATCCCGCTGACGATCCCGAAGCCGGACCCCCACCTCTCCCTCGCCTCCCTGACGGGCGCGGCCTTCGATGCCCTGCTGCCCCCGCCCCAACCGACCGCGACCGTCCAGACGACCGACACGACCCCATCGCGCGTGGCCGAGATGCTCGAGGCGCTCGACTCGGCGCGGGTCGGCCGCTTCCTCTGCACGATCTCGTGCGCGCCATTCGGACTCGACATCGATTCGCTCCTCATTCGGCGACGCGCCGTATCCCGAACGCTCGCCGACGGCACCGGCGCGACCTTTCACGTCGAGTTGACGAAGATCCGACTCGTCAGCGCCCTCACGGTCGGTGCCCCGCAGCCCGCTGAGGCCCGCGGGATGAAGATCGCCGCCAAGGGCAGTAAGGCCACCAAGGAGGCCAGCGAGGGACAGAAGAAGAAGGCCAGCTTGGCCTACCAGCTGCACCACGGGGCGACCAAATGACCCAGGACGCGCTCGTGATCTCGACCGTCACGGACGAGGCCGAATACACCCTCCGGACGCGCCTCGACGGCGCGGACTACAACCTCCACTTCCAGTGGAACGAGCGCGAAGGCCGCTGGTACTTGTCGATCGCCGACGAGTCCGACAATCCGATCGTGACGAGCATCAAGCTGATCACCAATTGGCCGCTCCTCTTCTACTACCAGTCGAACCCCAAGGTGCCGCCGGGCGAGCTCGTGGTGGTCGATCAGACGAACGACGGATCCCCCCCGGGGATCTCGGACCTTGGCGAAGGACAGCGCTGCCAGCTGATCTACATGACGGCCCCGACGTGAAGCATGGCGACCTCTCCCCTCTTTGGCCGCGTCGCCAAGGTGACGATCTCGACCCTGGAGCTGAACGGCTTCGACTGTCGATTCAAGATCGAGAAGTCCCTCAAGCCGATCCCCAACACCTGCAAGCTGAGCGTCTACAACCTCAATGAGGATCACCGCGCGCAACTCGAGGAGCTAAGGCCCGGAGCCGCGCTGACCAAGACCAAGACGTCGAAGAGCGGCAAGACCAAGACTACGACGCTCGCCACAACCGGCATCCCGGTGAAGATCGAGGCCGGCTACGGGAAGGATCTGTCGCTCCTCTGGCTGGGAGATCTGCGGACCATCAACAGTGTTCTGGAGGGTCCCAACTGGCTGACGGAGCTCGAGAGCGGCGACGCCGAGAAGAGTTATACGAACGGGCGCATCCACGTCTGCTACGGACCCAAGACCCCGATCGCGACCGCGCTGCGCGCGATGGTGAGGGCCCTCGGGGTCGGCGAGGGCAACATGGCGAGCGTGCTGGCGCAGCTCCAGATGGGCGGCTCGGCCATCTACCCGCACGGCGCCGTCATCAGTGGCTCGGTCGCCCAGCAGCTCACCGACTTCGCCCGCAGCGCGGATCTCGAATGGTCGATCCAGGACGGCTCGATTCAGTTCCTCGACCGCGGCAAGGCGCTGGCTGCGACCGCCGTCCAGCTCTCCGAAGACACCGGCATGATGGGGTCGCCGACCGTCGACGCCGACGGCTTCATGACGGTCAAGATGCTGATGATCCCCGACGTGCGGCCCGGCACGCTGATCGTCATGAACGCGGAGCGCGTGAAGGGCAATTACCGGGTCGAGAAAGCCACCTGGAGCGCCGACACGACGGGCGGCGACTGGGACATCACGGCAGTTTGCTCCCGCTACTAACGAGGTCGCGATGTCGCTCGAACCGACCGATGCCGAGATCATCGAGGGAGCGATCAACTCAAAGCTACTTCAGCTCCACACGGCGATCCCCGCGCAGGTCGTCAGCTACAACGCACTCCTGCAGGTCGCGGACCTGAAGGTGGTGGTCAACAGCCCGCTCGAGGTTGCGGACGGCAGCACGGTCCACGAGGAGCTGCCCGTCATCCCGAACGTCAAGGTCGCGTGGCCGCGCGCGGGCGGCTTCACGTTTCACTTCCCGCTCGCGCCGGGCGACTACGTCCTCCTGGTCTTCTGCGAGGCCTCGATCGCCGACTGGCGCGAGAAGGGGGTCGCGGGCGATGTCAGCGATCTGCGACGTCACGATCTCTCGCACGGCGTGGCGGTCCCGTTCGCCTGCATGGCGCCGGACGCGACCCCGATTCCACCGACCGACGCGCCCTCCGCGGCCGAGGCGGTCCTGAACGGCCTGGGGGTGTTCCGCGTGGGGGCGCCGAGCGCCGATTTCGTCGCCCACGCGACGTCGACCGCCGCCGCGATCGCCGCCCTGCAGGCTCAGATCACCGCCCTTGGGGCGTTCGTCACGGCCGCCGCCGCGGCGTTCACGAAGATCGCCGGCGCGGGTGCCGCATCGCCGGAGCCACCTGGACCCCCGCCGGGCCCGATCGCCCTCGCGGGTGCCGCCGGCGCCGCGGTGACGACCGCGATCAGTTCCGGATCGACAGCCGTAACGAACGCCGAACCCCTCATCCCGGCCACGAAGCTGAAGGCCCAGTGATGCTCTTCCGCGTCATCCCCAGCGGGGACGTCGACATCCAGAACGGCCAGCTGGTCCTCCTGAGCGGGCTCGCCTACGCGCGCCAGAAGCTGTCGACGCGTTTCAAGTTCTTCCTGGGCGAATGGTTCCTCGATCAGCGCGATGGGATCCCGTACTTCCGTAGCGTCTTCGTCCAGAACCCCGACATGCGGGTGGTCCGCTCGGTCTTCCGGCAGGTCGCACTGTCGATCAAGGGCAACGACGGTAACCCGATCGTGAGCTCGTTGCCGAAGTTCGACGTCCTCTTCACGCCGGTCGCCCGGAAGCTGGCGTTCGACTTCAGCGCCATCCTGGATTCGGGCGAGCTCCTCACGGTCCCCCCGACAGATGACGCGTTCATCATCGCGCTCCCGAGGTAACGAATGGCCGTCACGTACGGGGTCACGAGCACGGGATTCGTCCGCAAAACCCTGCAGGCCATTCTGGACTCCCTCTCGGAGTCCCAGAAGGCCAGCATCGCGGTCGATCTCGACGTGTCGAGCGACTCGCTCCTCGGTCAGCTGAACGGCATCTTTGCCCGCGAGCTCGGGATCGGCTGGGAGCAGCTCGAGATCTGCTACCACGGGTTCGATGCCGACTCGACCGAGGATCTCCTTCTCGATCTGCTCTGCAAGCTGACCGGCACGGTCCGCCGGCCGGCCAGCCAGAGCTCCGTGACGTGCGCGTGTGGGCTCGTCTCCGGGACGATCCTCCAGGCGGGCGTGCAGTTCGCCGCGCTGGCCAGCAAGCCCGACGTCCGATGGACGCCCCTTGACGACTTCACGGCCCCCAGCACGGGGACCTTCGACGTCGTGTTCGTCTCGGAGTCCACCGGCCCGGTGGTGGGCCTGTCGGGCGACATTTCGGTCATCGCGACCCCGTTGGTCGGGTGGAACTCGGTCACGAATGCCCTCGACGCGACGCTCGGGCGGGTCATCGATGACGATCCGGCCCTGCGGCTGCGGCGCCTCAACGAGCTCGCCGCCGCTGGGTCGACGACCGTGCGGGCGATCCGCTCGGCGCTCCTCGAGGCCTTCGAGGACGTCGACAGCGCGGACGTCCTGGAGAACGACACCGACTGGACGGATCTGGTGACCGGCCTGCCGGGCCATTCGATCGAGGCCCTGATCTCCGACGGGGCGGTCCCGATCGTCGCCGACAACGACATCGCCCAGGTCGTCTGGGACAACAAGGCGGCCGGCATCACGCCGCGCGGCTCGAGCTCCGGCACGGCGACGATCGACGACGACGGGACCCCCATGACGGTGGCGTTCTCGCGGCTCACCATCAAGGACGTCTACCTGATCTTCGGGATCAAGAAGACGACCGGCTACCCGGGGGACGACGTGGTGGCCGAGTATGTGGCCGAGCAGGCCAATAAGCGCTACGGGCGGAACGACGACGTCCTGGCGGTCCCGACCGAAGCGCTACCCCTCAACCTGGCGGGCGTGAAGGACATCACGGATTTTCATCTCGGCTTCACGGCCTCGCCAACCGGTACCAGCAACCTGACGATCGGACTTCGCGAGATCGCACGTTTCGACACATCGCGGATCATCGTCACTTCGGCATGA